AAAGTATATATTGACCCATATAGTGCAAACTCATCGGCTACACAATACTATGTTGTAGGCTACAAAGGTACTTCACCTTACGATGCTGGTATGTTCTATTGTCCATATGTTCCACTACAAATGGTGAGAGCAGTTGGTCAAGATACTTTCCAACCGAAAATTGGCTTCAAGACTAGATATGGTCTTATCGCTAACCCATTTGCTGAAACAGGTGCCGCTTCAGGTGCAGTATCAGCAGTTGACGGACCTGGTTCTGCTAACGCAAACAGATACTACCAAAGAGTTAAAGTTACTAACTTGATGTAATATCAGTAAGCGTTGTTTAATCAACACTTCTAAAAGGGCGGCTCTAAACAAGTCGCCCTTTTTTTTATTCCTCCTGTTTGTATAAATAGTGGTATGACAACAACAAAATCTTACGACAGACAACCAACTAAACTGGACTACGCAAGTCCTACTCAGTTTAAGTTTCAAATGAGTAAACTGCCAAAGGTAGAATACTTCTGTACGGCTGCTAATATTCCTGGAATAGACATGCCTTTCTCAGACCAAAAAACACCATTAGCAGACATACCATTGCCTGGTGAAAAGGTAAACTTTGAAGCACTAAATGTGACTTTTATTGTAGATGAAAACTTAGAAAATTATAAAGAGATACATGGTTGGTTAATGGGTATTGGATTTCCTAAAGACTACTCTCAAGCGAGAGAATTATTAGGTGCTGGTGCTGATAGATTTCCTACTACAACAGGTGCAAATCTACAAACAGACCCAGGAAAAGTAAAATATGGTGCAGTAAGTATTGGTGGTATATATTCAGACGCCACATTGGTAGTGTTGTCTAGTAAGAATAGACCAGTTGTAGAATGTAGATTTCAAGAGGTGTTTCCGACAGCACTATCTGGTCTACAGTATAGTCAAAACGCCACAGATGTAGATTATCTAACGGCCACTGTAACTATGCAATATAAGATATATGAATTTGCGAATGTGAACGCATCAACAGCTAGTATTTCAAGCTCTTAAAAGCTTTACATTTTAGTTGTTTTGTGTTATTATGGAGTATTAAATTGGAGATATTATGGACCTTGAACAGTTACAAAATCAAGCAGAAAAAGACCTTATAATCAACGACACAGAGCTTGATTTAGAGGCATTAAAAACACCTCAAATATACAATAAGTATATGAAACACCTCACTAAGTTTAAACTTATGCACAGTAGAGCAGAAGGAGATTTTGCTGTTACTAAAAGAAACTTATGGGAATATTACACAGGCAAAGCAGACGCCATAGTGTATCAACAGAAACCTTTTGACTTAAAAATACTCAAACAAGATGTTGATAAGTATATTGAAAGTGATGAGGCTTATATACAAGCAAAACAAAAAATGGATTATCTTTCTACAGTAATAGATTTTTTAGATAGAACAATTAAACAAATTGGTGGCAGAGATTGGACTATTAGAAATGCTATTGAATGGAGAAAGTTTACAAGCGGAGCAATCTAGTGGTAAGTAAATATGTAAAAGAACAATTATTTCCTACAGAGGTTTATATTTGTGATGATGTATTAGAAGAAGAGTATATTGATAGTATGAAAGAAGACATACTAAAAACTTCTACAGATAAAGAAAACTGGCAATCAGACCCTAAGTTACATCTACAACCAAAATATAAAGAACTTTCTAATAAAATACTTAATGCATCTAAATTGGTGTTTAAAGATAAAAGTTATATCTATGATACATTTGAAATTACAGACATGTGGTCAAATATTTTAAAACCTGGCGAAAATCATAAACCACATACTCACTCTAATAATATTTTAAGTGGTGTATTCTATGTACACTCAGACAAGGCTGCCGGTATACAATTCTATGACCCTAGACCAGCTGCTGGTGTTATAAATCCACAAGTTAAAGGGTTTACAAAATCAAACGCTACAGCATGGGAACTATCATCAACTACAAACAGAATGATATTGTTTCCGTCTTGGTTACAACATTTAGTACCTATAAATAAATCCAAGAACAATAGAATAAGTATTGCATTTAATGTTATGTTAAGAGGTATTGTAGGCCAATCTACAGATTACCAATCAGCGGAATTCTAAATTGAGATATATAATAATAAGTAAGAAGAATGATGTTCACCTGCAAATTGAAGCAGATGAAGACATAAGAAGAGATTTAGGTCAATTCTTTACCTTTGAAGTGCCTGGTTTTAAGTTTATGCCTCAGTATAGGGCAAGACAATGGGACGGAAAGATTAGATTGTTCTCTTATCAGACAGGTCAAATCTATGTAGGTTTGTACCAATATATACTTAAATGGTGTGAAGACAATGATGTAAGAGTTGTCGATGATACTAAGATAAAAGATAACGATGTCAGCGAAAAGAAAGTTGACCAGTTTATTAAGGCTCTAAAAATACCTTTCGAGGTTAGAGATTATCAAAAGGAGGCATTTATACATGCTGTTAAAAAAGATAGGACTTTATTACTTTCACCCACAGCTAGTGGAAAATCTCTTATTGTCTATCTTCTTGTTAGGTTTAACATACTTAGGTTAAAAGAAAAGAAGAAGAAAATATTAATTGTAGTACCAACAACATCACTAGTTGAACAGTTGTTTAAAGATTTCAAAGATTATGGTTGGAATCCAGAAAGAAATGTACACAGAATATATCAAGGCCATGATAAAGAAACAAATAAACCTGTAATCATATCTACATGGCAATCAATATATAAACAACCAAAGAAATGGTTTGAAGATATTGGTATGGTAGTTGGTGACGAAGCACACCTATTCAAAGCTGTTTCATTGACTAAAATTTTATCTAAATTAGAAAAATGCCCATACAGAGTAGGTCTAACAGGAACCTTAGACGGTTCAGCAACACACAAACTAGTGCTAGAAGGACTTTTTGGTACAGTAAACAAAGTCGTATCAACAACAGAACTACAAGACAAAGGCAATTTGGCAGGATTAAAGATATATTGTTTAGTATTAAAACATGGACCGACAGAATGTAAACATGTAAGTGGTATGAATTTTCAAGAAGAAATGGATTACATAGTACAATCAGAAAAGAGAAATAAATATATTGTTAACTTGGCTTCTGGCCTCCAAGGTAATACACTTTGTTTGTTTCAGTATGTAGAAAAACATGGTAGTCAATTGTATATTGATATTACTAAAAAGGCCACAGACAAGAAAGTTTTTTATGTATATGGAGGAGTAGAAACAAGTGATAGAGAAAAGATTAGAGAGGTTACGGAGAAAAGTGACAATGCTATTATCGTGGCAAGCTACGGAACCTTTAGTACCGGTATTAATATTCGTAATTTACACAATATCATTTTTGCTAGTCCTAGTAAATCACGAATAAGAAATTTACAATCTATTGGTCGTGGTCTAAGACTAAAAGATAACAAAGGAGATGCAACTTTATATGATATTTCAGATGACTTATCTTATAATGACAAAGACAATTACACACTTAACCATTTCCGTGAAAGGATAAATATATACAATGAAGAAGATTTTGATTATGAAATCCATAATGTGGAGTTAAACAATGCCAAACATTAATGTTAAAGATATTAAAGTAGTTAAACTAATAAATGGTGACGATATACTTTGTTATCTGCCAACTGGTACTGAACAACTACCAGAAAACGGACCTTTATTGAGATTAGTTAAACCACTACAGATTAGATATGTTCCTTCTTTTACAGAAGAGGGATTGAAAGACTATATTGCCTTATCTAAATGGGCAGCCTACACCACCGATAAAATTATTACTATTCCTAAAGATAAAATAATGACAGTCACTAATGCAACATTAGAGATGACTAGAAGCTGGCATAATCTTTCAATTGATTATGAGAATGCCAGGCAATTTAATAAGGGTGGGACGCCGGAACAAGTTAAGTTAAGTGATGAAGAGAATAGAGAATTAAATAAAATATTCGATGAATTTGACAGTGGTGACGGAGAACCTCCGACTATACACTAGCTATAGGTATACTTATCAAAGCGGACACCGCTATTATACACACCAGGATTTCAATGTCAACCGTGGAATGAAATGAAATTGAAAAAAAGATAAATCAATCCAAGCTTGACAATCGGATAGATTTACTGTATTATGATTAACAAATGGAGATATTATGGCAGCTAAAAAAGAACACTATGTAAACAATAAAGATTTTCTGGCGGCAATGACCGAGTACAGAAATAGTTGTTTAGAAGCAGAGAAGAATGGCAAAGTAAAACCACCAGTGACAGATTACATTGGTAGTTGTTTTTTAAAGATTGCCAATCACCTGTCTTATAGACCAAATTTTATTAATTACACATATAGAGATGATATGATATCAGACGGTATAGAAAACTGTTTGATGTATCTACACAACTTTAACCCCGACACATCTAATAACCCTTTCGCATATTTTACACAGATAATCTATTATGCGTTTATTCGTAGAATTCAAAAAGAAAAGAAACAAACTACAATTAAACAAAGAATGATTGCTGAAGCAAACTATGACGATATGACATTACAACCTGGAGAAGACAGAGAGTTTAAGAACCAGTTTAGTGAATTCTTACAAAAGAATGTAGTACCTGATGAACTTGATGGTACTAAAACACAACCAAAAAGAACTACATTACAACATAAGAAAAAGGTGAAGGCCAAAGAAGAAGCAGAAGCTAAGGCCAAGAAAAAGAAATAATGAAAATTGCTATATTAAATGACACTCACTTTGGTGTGAGAAACGATAGTCCTGCATTTATGAAGTATCAAAATAGATTTTATGATGAGATATTCTTTCCCTATTTGAAAGAACACAACATAGGAACTTTGGTACATCTAGGTGATGTGGTAGATAGAAGAAAGTTTATCAACCATAATACAGCACACAACTTTAAAAAGAAGTTTTGGGACAGATTAGATAATGAGGTCATTGATACACATGTTATCATTGGCAACCACGACACATATTATAAAAATACAAACGAAGTAAACGCATTACAGAACCTAGATATATCTAAAAATGCAAAGATTTATACAACAGCTACTAATGTAGAGTTTGGTGGTTTGCCTATTCTATTCATACCATGGATTTGTGATGACAACCATGATGACAGTATATATCAGATTGACAATACAAATGCTGTTATTGCTATGGGTCATTTAGAAATCAAAGGTTTTGAGATGATGGCTGGTCACTTCAATGAACATGGTCAAGACAAGGCACAGTTTACTAAATTTGAAAAAGTTATATCTGGTCATTTTCACAAGAAGTCAGATGATGGTCGTATATTTTATCTAGGTTGTCAATATCAAATGACATGGTCAGACTATGGAGAAACAAAAGGTTTTCATATCTTTGATACAGAAACAAGAGAATTAACAAAGATTGATAATCCATTATCTATGTTTGAAAAGATTTATTATAATGATAAAGAAACGGACTATACTACATTAGATTTATCAAAGTACAACGACAAGTATATTAAGTTATTTGTTACCAATAAAACAGATGACAATATGTATAATATGTTTCTTGATAATCTATTCAATAAAATAAATGTACATGAATTAAATATTGTAGAAGACAATTCAGATATGAATGCTTCAGTTAGAGATGACATATTAGAACAAGGTGAAGATACTTTAACTTATCTTGGTAACTATATCGACCAAGTAGAAACAGATGTAAATAAACAAAAACTAAAAGAGTTTGCAAAAGAACTTTATGTAGAGGCTAGTGAATGATAACATTTAAGAGATTAAAATATAAAAATTTCTTATCAAGTGGTAATGTACCTATTGAGATTGAATTAAATAACTCTCAGACAACACTTATTATTGGTACAAATGGTAGTGGTAAGTCAACCTTATTAGATGCATTGTGTTTTGTATTATTTAATAAACCATTTCGTATTATTAAGAAAGAACAAATGGTCAACACCATTAATAATGCTGATTGTATAGTAGAGGTAGAGTTTGATGTAGGCACAAACCAATACAAGATTATCAGAGGTATCAAACCAAATCTATTTGAGATATACAAAAATGGTACAATGATAAATCAAGATGCATCAACCATAGATTATCAAAAGTACCTTGAAACAAACATAATGAAACTGAATTACAGGTCATTTATTCAGGTGGTTTTATTAGGTTCTTCCTCATACGAACCGTTTATGAAGATGAAACCAAGATATCGAAGAGAAGTTGTCGAAGAG